GGATCAGTCATTTCAACTGGGATCCCACCTTGTTGCTCGCCTTTCGCGTTAGCACCAAGTTCAGGTACAACTTTTACGTTGTCTCGACCATTTTTTCTGTTTTTAACCATAGTTAACTCCTTAAGTTATGATTTATACCTTTTTCTTCGGAAAGTTTCTACCGAAATCGTGAATTTTACTTGCATCAGCCATTTGTTGCTTTGCTAAAGACACACCAGCACGCAATCCAGCTAATTCTTCGTTCTGTTGAAGTTTTGCATCTTGATTTTGTTGGTTCATTAGAGCTCTCATCATGTCTAAATCTAATCTTGCCTCTGCGTTTTCATTTTTCTCTTGATCTGCTCTTGCTTTGAGGTCTAATTCTCTAGATTTTAGTTTTAATAATGGATCTCCACCTGCATCACCAGTAATTTTGTCCTCTTCTTTTGCATAATCAATCATCATTTCAGCAATTAACTTAGCTTTTCGTGATTCTATCTGTGAAGTTATCTGTTGAATACGTTGTGCACCTTGCATTGCAACAGGATTTTGTTGCATCATCATAGGATTTTGCATCATTGGTCCTATTTGTTGCTGTAACATTTGCATTTCTGCCATTTCATCTACAAATTCTAACTGAATTTGCTCTTGTGCCATGAAAGAAATGTGTTCTAAAATATTTTTTTGTAAAGCAGCCATAGCAATTGGATTATTTTGCACCATTGCAATAGACATAAAACTTAAATGCGCATCAATGTGAGCTTTGTGGTCTTGTCCTGGAAACGCTTGAAAAGGTTTTCCGTTCATTGCCATAATATTTTCTAGTGCCGGGTCCATTGGCATTGGTGGAGCAGGCGGTGGAAGTATTGCATTTACGTTTTTTACACCTAATGCATCATACATTGATCTGTATGCTTGATACAAATTATGAATTTTAGGATTAGATTGTGCTAATTGTAATTGACTTTGTGCCATACTAATTCTTTGTGTTTGTGAAAATATGTTTGGATCTGCAACAGGTAAAATATCTACTCTGTCATCAAAGTCTTGTACTTTAATTTCACGTCTAGCACCTGGTACATCGTAAGGATATACTGGTGGTAAATAAGTTTTAAATACTTCTGCTAATAATTTAAATTCTTGTTTAAGTCCCACATACATTCTTTTGTGTATTGCTGACATTACCCGCGATCCACGTTCCAATAGCGCCACTGTAGTACCCACTGCAGCCTGTTGGTTCATGTCGCCAACTTGCATATCAGCGATGGCCGCGAAACGTTGACCTGCGTTTACAACTATACCCATTAATTGTAATAAAGTTGCATCAGGTCCTTTAAAAGGTAAAGGCATGAATTGATCTTTGATGTTTCCACCAGGAGCATCCACATCTCTAAACTCTCCAGGTTGTAAAGGCTGTGCATCATCTCTAACTCTAATACCTCTAGATTTAAATCCAGATGGTAAGTTAGCCAAGGTTCCCGCATCCAATAATTGTCTAAGAGCTGCAGTTGCAGTTCTTGTTAATCCACCGATCATGTGGATTAAACCAAAACCATAAAATCCTGTGCCGGGTAAAAATTTAAATTGCACAAAGTAATTTGTTTTTCTTTTTAACGGATCATCTGGTTTGTAATTTCTTCTAATTGATAAAACTTTTTGTCCTGCTTGTGCAACAGTTATAACGTAAGGTAATTTAATTCCTGTGGGTTCACCATCACCACCCATATCTTCATAACCTTCTAAATCTAAATTTGTGTGTATTTCATACAAAGTGTATTGATCTTCTTGACCATCTTTAGCAATTCCTTCTAATTCTAATTTTTTATCTTGTAATTGATTTTCTGTAACTGGTGGTGTTCCTAATTCTATATCTCTATAAAAACCCGACACCTGTTGTTTTCTTAATTCGTTTTCAGATATTTTAATTACATGTATTACAGACTCTGCATCCTCTAAACTATTTGCAGAGTATGGGACGATCAAATCATCCGCTGGTACAAATTTAGACACGGCTCTACCTAAGAGGGAATCATAGTATACTTTTTTAAAGGTAGAGCCGCTAAGAGGGAGATAAAAAAGCATCTGATCAAACTCAGGCTCGTATTCCTTCATTTGATCCATGATTTGGTAATTCATAAAATCTTTAACACGCTTTGCTTGTTCTTCACGTGGAACATCAACTGTTCCCATTATTTGCGTTCGTACTGGTCCATCAGCTGGGAGTAACTCTTTATAAGCCTGCGCTTGAAATTGCGTAACTGCTTCCGCAAGAACCGGGTGATTGACACCACTAGCGCCTCTAAAAGGTTCTGTTCGTCTTTCATATTTAAATCCTAAAAGTTCTAATCCGTTTCTATAAGTTTCTTCCCAATCACCTCGAGACTCTTTGTACTCGTTGTATTGGTCAACCATTTTAGCACCAAGTGGTTCTAAAACATCTTCACCTAAAAAGTCTGCAAGATTTTCGTAATGATCTTGACCACCTTCGTCCGCAACTGCTCTTGGATCAAAAGCAATTTCAGCACCACCTTCATCATCCATGGTAACTTCAATGTTACCTTGTTGATTTTTCTTTTCGATAATCTCATCTCGTTCTTGAATTAATTCTTCTTGTTTTGGAACTTTAACAACTGTTTCGGTAATATTTGTATTTGGAAGTGGTTTGTCTATTGTAGCCATCTATTAGGTTCCCTCTTTATTAAATAGTTTGTAGATGAATCCCTCTCCATCTTTGTATTTTTCATACTGATCATATGCAGTCATAGCCGTACTTATTGCAAGTCCCGGTAAACCTGCGAACCTACTTATACCTCTAATTGTAGCAGGATTCAATCCTAATCTCAATACCTTCTTCAAACCATCACCTTCTGCAATACCTGCAGCTTTTGTTAGGGGTTCCATAGTTGCAAGACCTAACCAGTTTAATGGGTTGCTTGCAATCTCTGCTGTGCCTTTGCCTTGTTTTACTTGTTGGCCTATAAAGTATGAGTCTATTAATGCTGTAGGTAATGGAGCTCCAACAGCTGCCATAGTTCTACCTACGTTAGCTAAAACACTTTTGTTAGTTGCAGGTTTTAATGGTGTCTCTCCTGCTTTTACCTCCATTGGATTTTCTGCGATATATTTTTTAATATCAGCTTGTGATGCAATATCTTCGTTTGGAGTTACAAATGCACCAATGTCATTGTTCCATCTTATACTTGTTTCTTTAAATGTATCTTTAAGAATTGCATCATCAGGTCTTGGTAATTTGTCAGCGGTTGTGACTTGGCCTGTATCAATTAATTTTGCAACGTCTTTAGAAGTTTCTTTTAAATCTTTTAATGGTCCTTTAGTTGCAGTTATTGCATTATTTAATTTCATAGCGGCCGCTTTTGGATTGGCTCTTATAACTGCCTCACAGGTATCAATAGGCCCACCTAAAGCAGCAGTTACCACAGCAGCGCATCCGCCACGCACAGATTTAGTTTTATTAATTAAAATATTTATTGCTCTTGTTAAAGCAGGATCTTTATATGTTTGAGTTATTCCTTTTAAAATACTTTCTTCAGTAGGAACCTTTGTTCCAACTTGTTTACCCTCAAAAAAATAAGTTATTCCACCGGGTTGTTTATCCACTTCCTTTGCAAAAGTTTTTAAAATAGCGTCACCAGTTTTTTTATCTTTTGCATTTTTGTATGCTCTTTCTAATTTACTATTAATATAATTTAAATTTCTATTAGCATCTCTAAACACTACTTCACTGTCCCACCAATTATTTTTTACACCTGATGGGTGATGCACCTCAAAAGGACTAATAACTTTGTCTCCAGTTTTTTCAGTTCCTATTCTACGTAGAATACCGCCTAAAGTTTCTTCTTGTCCTCGATAAACAATTTTAGTATCTTTTAATTTATCTTTTAATTGATAAGATTTTAAAGATTCTTCAAATACATTTTTCTTACCGCTTTCTTTTGCAATAGTAGTATTTAAATATTCTTTTAAAGTTTTACCTTTACCTTTTATAGTTTCATCTAGTTTAATAGTTTCACCGGTATTATTATCTACAAATTTTATTTTTTTATAATAATTGTTTTGACCCCAAGATTTATTACCTTTGTCATTTATTGGAACATTATCAATAAATTTTTTTGGTAAGGTCCATCTACCAGTTCCATCTTTTCCTGCTCTATATAAATTGCTCCATAAAGCTAATTCTGGTTTAAAAAATCCTTTACCACCACTAGTAGTATAACCAGAGGGAAAGACACCTTTTTCTTTTTGAAATTTAATTAAGGCTTTAATATTTTTTTCTTTGGTTAATTCTTTTAAAGTTTTACCAGTTGTTCCAATTTTAACATCACTTCGATATCTATCTTTAGCTCTTTGTAAAATATTTTCTTTTTCTTTAGAATAATATTCTTTAGCTTTTAACCTTTTTTTTTCTACTAACTCTGGATCTTTTTTTTCTCTTAAAGTTCTTTTTTTTCTAGTTTCTGGATTGTATCTTAATCTATCATAAAATGGATGAGATTTAGGAACACCATATTGAAAATTATCAAAATCAAAACTTATATTAGGAAATTTTAATTTAAGTTGTTCTTGAGCAGAAATAGTTAATGTGCTTTTGGCCACTATCGCCTCCTAGTAAACATTGAAATAAGACCACCATCTTTTCTACCTCTTGGTCCTCCTCTTTCTCCTTGGTCAAATCCAGCGGATCGACCACCTCGAGAACCACCTCTGCCTCCACCAGTTCCACCTCTTGCAGCATCTCGTGCTGTAGGAGTTGTTGATCCAAAATCACCTTTATCTATTCTACCTTGTAAATCTCTTACTGACTCTCTAGCTATAGCCTCTCTTGTTGCTTTTTGGGGATCCAAAAAATTTCCAACTTTCCCTGCGAGGTTTAAAGCAATATTTACTGGAGTGGGAAGTGATCTCATTTTGGAAATTAAATTTTCAATACCAAGTCTACCTTTTGCAAATTGACCTCTAATAGTTCTACCAACTTTAGCAGCGTCTGCTTCATAGTCCATCACATTCTGAGCTGGACCTAATCCAAAGTTAGCTGATGAAAAACCTAATCCACCGAATGGATCTTTAACACCACCATTGTCATTTTCGTCTTTACCTCCACCATTAGGTCTAGTTATGTTTGGTTGTAAAGGTTGAGCTGGGGCAGTTGGTGTTGGTGTAGTATCATATAAACCTCTAGCTCTTAATGCGTTAGCAATATCCTCATCTGCAAAACCATATGCTTTCATTGAATTGTAAATATCTAATGCCGTTCCTGTTAACGCAGGACCGCCCATGAAAAAATTTTTTCTAGGTTTTTTTTCTGTAAATAAAACTTCTATGCCAATCGATCCGCCGTCCGCTTTCGATTCAAACTCTCTACGTCTTCGTTCTATGTATTGTGTTAATGTTTCGTCTGGTCCAACGTCTGCACCTAATTCAAAATCATCTATTAATTGACCATATTCTTCTGATGTCATCAGTAGTATTCCTTATCTGTTCGCGGTAATGGTTCCTCTCTATAATCGTCAGGTAGTCTTACAAACCCTCCCTGTCTAAAACGCATCAACGCTTGTGTTGTGCTGTCCACCAAATCATCATGGTCTCCATAAGGAAATGATGCACATTCTTCTATCACCTCTTCTGCGAATTTTTCATCGGGCGCCCAGATCATTCCTGACTCAAACATCGGCGAGACAGAGCTAACTCGAGCGTACTTATCTTGACCTTTACTCGGTGTGAAGTTTATAACAGGTATACCCACTTTTCGCAACTCGTATGTGAGTGGCAGACCGCTGGCCTTTGCTTCTATGATAACAGTATCAGGCTTCCAATAATTATATTGTTCCAACGCTTCTTTACGAAGTTCTGGAAACTCTAATCTTTCTTTGAATGCATCAAGTAACATTAAATGTGCAGGACTATCTTCATCTGGATAAAATACACCCCACGTAGTTATAGCAGAATAATCTGCAGATTCTTTTTTAGAAAATGCTGTATCATAAGATTGTATAACATGTTCTAATTTTGGTATCCGATCATCTTCCCAAATATTCCACCACTCACGTTTAATGATACTACCTTCTTCTGATGTGGGGTTTTGCATCCACTGCGCGTTCCATTTAGGAAGACTTAAAGATGCTTTCACTCCTTCTAATTCTTGTAGCTTCCAATATTGTGGCCACACAGGTTTACCTGATGGCATGATTGCAGGAAACTCAATCAAGTGCCACTTATCTGCTTTAATATGTTTTTGTGAATTAATTAATGCACCAGTTAAATCTTTTAGACTCCAACGAGTCATAACCACGACGATCGCTCCACCTGGTTGTAAACGCTGACGTGGTCCTGATGTATACCAATCATAAGCTTTCTCCAACGCTTCAGGATTCAGTGCGTCTTGTTCAGAGTGTGGGTCATCGATAATCAATAAATCCGCACCACGGCCCGTGATTGCCGATCCCACACCCGCTGCATAATACTCACCTCCTTGCTCGGTTTCCCATTTACCCGCAGCTTGTGAATCTTCTCTGAGTCTTGTGTTAAATACTTTTTGATACTCAGGTGAATCAATTAACGTTTTAGCTTTACGTCCAAAACGGAGCGCGAGTTCTGTTGTGTGGGTTGTCTGTATAATTTTTAAATTTGGTTTTCTACCAACCATCCATGCAGGAAGTAAGAAAGATGCAAACTCAGATTTAGTATGTCTTGGTGGCATATTAATAATTAATCTTTTTATTTTGCCTTTTGCAATCTGATCAAACTTATCTGCTATTTCTTTGTGGTGTTTACCTTCTATAAACTCTGGCCACATACATTTAACAAAGGCCATGAAATTATTTTTAATTTCATCCTGTCTAATTTTTTCTTCTAATATTTTGTGGGCTTTTTCAAACTCTAAGATCTCTTCTTTGGTTTGCAGATCTGTGTGTTCTTTTCTAAAATATTTTCTAGTCTTTTTTCTAAACGCTTCAACGGCTTTCATAAAAATTTTTGCAGAATTTTTTTCACTTCTGTTTTCTCCTCTTTTCAAATTTATCACTTATTTAAGACTAAAACAAACTGTATATGTCCTGTCGTTGGGACCCCTTTCTGTCTAGGGGAGGGTGGGCCCCTGGTTTGCAAGCACAATTATGGATTGTATTGGGACCCCTCGGGTGGGTGGGCCCAGAGTTAGCGAGCTATGTAGTTATTGCATAGGGTATGGGATTAATCCCATACCCTATATATTGTGTCAAGTATTATTTATTCAAGCAACCCTCCGCGGTTCGTTAATCATTATGTGACAAGGTCTAGTCGCGCAACGATAATTATTTACACTCGGACTTGTATCAAAATAAATAATATAATTATCAGTCACTTTGCATTTGTCATTCCAAACAAATGTCCTTGTTATCCACTCGTTATACTTTTTAGCTTTGTAAAGTATTCTACCTGTTATGCCGTTTTTTAGTTTATGTATCATTACTTATCCTTTCTATGTTATGGGATTTTATAACAAATCCCATAACATTTGTCAACCCTTAACTTTGGGCTAATTGTTTGATCTTGGAGGTGTCAACGTTCCAAGTCAAGCCAATATGCTTAACAACCAAATTTAAACTTTGTTTAAGTTCATCTGGCGTTCCACTTTCCATTACGTTATCTATTGCCTTTTGTTTCAGGTCTTTTAGGTCTTTGAGTTTAGCGCCTTCAGGTCTTCTCTCAATTTCCCTGTCAACCAAGTCTTTAGCCCAATCTCTTAATTGCTCTTCACAATCGGATAGACTTAACCTGTCCTCTTCATTTTTTCGGAAGCGATAATTACTCAACTCTTTCCTGTTTTCTTTTTTTGATTGCTTTTCAAAAAAAGTTCTAGCATCTCTTTGAGCTTGCAACATAAACTCTTCGGCTTCCTTCATCTTTGCCAAGATTTTATCTGCGCCCATTTTCTTTGCTAGTTTTTTTACAACATTATTAGTCGCTTCAGTTCTATACTGCTTGATTAATAATTGTTGTTCATCAATTAAAGGCTGAAAATATCTATTAACTTTATTTTCAAAATGCTCTAATTGATACTTTGTCATTTTAGTCATTTGTTATCCTTTCTGTTATGGGATTTTATAACATAATAAATAAAACAAGTCAAATCTTTTTTTATTTTTTTTTATTCTTTTGGGTGGGTGGGCCCCGAGGTCACAAGCAAAGAAAAACCCATTTTGGACATAGTGTCCCATAATTTCCTTGACACAAGATATGGGTGCGACAACTTTGACCATTTTAATTATGGGATTTTATGTTATGTTTATAGTCTAAACAAAAAGTTTAGAGAAATGAGAAAAGATAATATGTCAAACGAAAATAAAAACTTTGACCTTAAACAAGCAGAAAGTTTGCCAGACAATTTTAACATGTCTGATAAACAAACTTTTATCTTAATAAGAGATTTGTTTGAAATGGTTAAAGATAATAATAAACTCATACAATTGTTAGATAAAAGAGTTAAGTTATTAGAATTGAAAGTTTTTAAATAATGCAATTAGCATTTAAATTTGATGATTGGACTTGCCCGATTTGCGGGCAAGATACCAAACCGGACTGGTGGTCTGAAGATGGTTATAGCTGTATGGATTGCGGACCGGTGTTAGAGGAGGAATACGAAGAACCGCCTCTAATTAATTTTTGAACGATCTTGCGCGGGGTTCGGATCAGTACGATCTTACCAGCCCCGCGCCTGATCCCTGGTCCATTGCAAGTGCAAATCGTACGTTGCTGGCGTGATGGACCTGGGATCAGTGGGACGGGTTCGCGATTGTACCGGTAGCGGACCACTGATCCCTGGTTCTTTCCATATACCAGCTTAACTATAGGGGCGGAAAGGACCTGGGATCAGCCCTGGCTGATTTATTCAGAAAGGGGCTGGTCAATTTATCTTTTCACCTGGGCGCGAGCGCAAGCTCGCAAGCAGGGGGGAGGGTGGGCCCAAAGGGCTCAAGCGGTTAACGAGTTGGAGCGGTGCGCAAGCTCTGTTAAAGAAGTCGTCACGTGTTGGCGTAGCTCGACCGCTTGACAAAGTTTAAAAAATATGTACTATGGGATTTTATGAGAATTGAGAAAGCAAAAGAAATTACAGGCAGCCTCTCCAAGCCTTCCAAGATGCCGGGCCACGCATATGGTTTACCGGCTAAAGAATGCAAGACCGGCGGCAAGCTCCAGAAAATAAAAGGCTCGACGTGTTACGGCTGCTATGCATTAAAAGGCTGTTACGTTTTCAAAGTTGTGCAAGCTGCGCAATATAAAAGATTAAAAGCAATACGCCACCCACTGTGGGTCAAAGCGATGACAATGCAAATTAACAATAAAAAAACAAAATATTTTAGATGGCACGATTCCGGAGATATCCAGGACCTGAAGCACCTGGCCAAGATTTTCGAAGTTGCAAGACGCTCCCCGGATGTACAACACTGGCTGCCGACGCGGGAGGCGTGGACATCTAAATGGCAGGACAGAGCGCCAGCAAATCTAAAATTAATTTTTTCTATGCCGATGGTCAACCAGGAAGCGGCGGGCAAGTTTAATTATACCTCGACTGTGGTCACAGACCCGAGCAAAGCGACTTGCCCTGCTCCGCAGCAAGATAATGAATGCAAGGACTGTCGAGCGTGTTGGGATAAGAAAATTAAAAATGTTGCTTATCTCGCGCATTAATTCCTGGCTAGTAAATGGGCCGTGTATCGCTGGGGCACATCATCCAGTTATGGTACGGAAGTTACAAAGCGAAAGCCGAGTTAGTACGGGAGCGGTCATTACAAGCGGACGAATAAGACGCGCAAGCGCACTGGACGTAGTGTTTTACTGGCCTGGAATTAATTTAGAATGATTCTAATGTATTACTGGAATCCGAAGCGAATTAAAGAGCTGAAGGAGAAGGGGCTCAAGCTAAAGTTTATGACGTTGAAAGAAGCGAACGAGCAAGTGAACGAGCGAGCAAGCGAACAAGCGCTCAAGCATCCGACGAGCGAGCGAGCAAGCAACGCTGAATATGATCCCAATCGTTGATTGCGAGGGAAGGTGTTTCGCGGTGGTCTACAAGCAGACCGGGGATCGAGCTAGACTCGTATAATTTAACCAGCTTAAGGGAAGGCTGGTTAATAAGAATAAAGTTACGCTTTTTCCTAGTTAAGTGAAATAGCTTTTGATGAGGTGAGAACCTAACTTTGTTACCCTCAACTACCTTTAACTCTACCAGGAAGAAACCACAATTATCGTTGTATCCCAACAGATCTGGCACGCCAAAGGACGCCCAAGACTCCAGTCTAGTCCACTGAATTTGGGGTGTTTTTTTCTTAACTAACTGCCAAAATTTGCTCTCTTTTTTCATCTTACACCTGTACTTATTCTTACACATTTACGTACTAAAAGCGATACATATTCGTACAAAAATTGACTTTTTTCGTAACAATCAGTATACTTTGAGCATGTCTGATTTAGTAAGCAAAAAGATGGGTAGAAAGCCTGCATTAACACAAAGGCAGATGAAATTCGCAGAATTAATGGTTTTTAATAATGGTGAGTTTAATCAAACTGAATGTGCAATCATGGCTGGATACAAGAATAGACCAAGGCAGAATGCATCTGACCTTAAGAATCCTAAGAAATATCCTTTGGTGGCACAATACATGGAAAAGCTACGACAGGAAGACATAGATCAACACTCAACTGATTTTAACAAACACATGAGTATAATGGGTAAAATTAGAAACATGTCTATGAAACAACCACAGACTTATGCTGTGGCCTCCAATACAGAATATAGAAGAGGCCAAGCAAATGGTTTTTACAACAAGGAAAACGTACACGTTCACATTGATGCAACTAAAAAACTTAATGATATGACGAAAGCAGAACTCCAAGATTATTTGGAAAAAAAGTACGTCAATAATATGAAGAATGTTAGCCCAGAATCAGAACAAGAAGAATCAACAGAAGAATAACACCTTGGTGTTTGTTTAATCTACCATTAATTAAATTATATAATCTGTCTCCGTGGCTTTTTGTTAGTCTTAAAAACTCTTTCATTTTTACTCCTTACAATACCTTGTGGATTAGGTCCCTTTAATGGTGGTATCGCATTCCATTTTACGTTAGGCATGTTCTTAGTCAAGGTTTTATTTTTCACTTATTTTCTCCATTTTTATTATACATGATCTTGGAAATACATTTCTATCAGAAAATAACTCTTCATTCACTTCATAAGATGCAAAGGTTCTTACATACTTTTTATCTTTTTCAAATACATACGCTCTTGTTATCATTCTACTGGGCAAGAATCCCATGAACTCAAAAGCCGTCGCATGGCCCCCGTCCGCCGTGATATCTTCCCACAGGATCTCGTAAAAGTAGTATCGTTTCTTTTTAATAACGACTGATTTGTACTTTGATTTCTTGGGTTGTCTAGGCATGAGATCTTATACTATAAGTAGAATTTTTGGGCAAAAAAGTTTTCATAAAAACAAAAAGGGTCGCGCACGCCGAGTAGGATACTGTGCCAGGCTGTGCCAACACCCTTGGCACACCATTTAGCCAGTAATACCAACGATAATAGCTCAATTTTACCCTGTGCCACGTGTGCCACGAGTTTTTTCTTATCACTGAAAAAAAAATTTGCTCAAATATTTCACTATACCTTGGCACATCTACCTTATTTCTGTGGTAATTTGAACACATTTGTGCCATTTTTAATGATTTTTCGGACTCCAGGCCCCTGAATTTCAAATTTAGCATATGGTGCCCACTGTTTACGTATTATGTTTAACTCTAAAATCAGATTCGACCATTGTTTGGGACTTATGTTTGTCCCAACTATACTCACCTTTTTCATAATCTATGCATAATTTACCATCTAGGTGGTCCAGTTCGTGTTGAATACATCTAGCCTCTAAATCGTAAAATGTTTTAGTATGCTCTTCTCCTTCCTTATCTTTGTAGTTTATAGTAATTCTAAGGTGTCTCTTTACTTCACCTTGTTTACCTGGTGCAGATAAACACCCTTCAAAATCTGTAAGTGTTTCATCACTTGTTTTAATAATTTTAGGATTAATAAATACTTGGTAATTATTTTGTGCCCTGGTGCAATCCATAACAAACATACGCAATTCATACCCTACTTGTATTGCAGCTAAACCAATCCCATAATTTTGGTACATAGCTTTTGCCATAAATTTAATGAGCCTTTGGTTCCTATCATCTAGTGGAAAAGGCACGTCTTTACTAACATGTCTTAAAAATACGTCAGGATATTTTACTAATTCTATGTTCATTGTTTGTAAGTTGTAGATTGTAAATTAATAAATTTTTTATCTTGTTTTAAAACTACGCGCCAGGCAGCAGAGCTATTTATTTTACCTATCAATCTACTTTCTTGTAATTCTATTCTTCCCACTTCAGCAAGTTGTCCATTATCTGTTTCCATATAAATGAAACAATCAGATATGGCAGTGCCCTTGTTACCATCAGTGAATTTTCCTAGAATTTGTTGTAGATCTCTCAATCTTAGACTCATCTAATTTCCTTCCTATTATTTTTACTAATTCGTACCATTTTTTTCTCCATATCTCTTTCATGTCACCACTAGTTTTGTGGTACATATTTGCTATATTATCCAGTCTTCTCTGATCTTCCTTTATAGTACTCATCTACCCTCCTTAAAAATTCAAACATATATTGTTGAAATTGTTCGCCTTCAACAACGAACTCTTGATAAAAATTGTCTGCACTACACATCATAACCACACCTTTGCATATAGATGTTTTAAATAATATGTTGTGAGCCATGGCATAAGCTGCCAGTTGAAGTTTGTAGTCACCAATCCATTCTTCTTTTTTAGGTTTGTTGGTTTGTTTAAAATCTATTATGGCGTCCTGTCCTTTGTGAACACCTACTAAATCTGTTTGCCCTGCAAATAAACCAGGGTAAAATAACGTGCATTCTGTGCCGTAATATTCTGTAACATTTGATAATCCGTTTTGGATAACTTGTATGGCCATGTTGTGGGCTTGTTTACCTACCTCGGTTTCATCAAGATAACCCTGGCCTAAAATATATTTCTCAAGAATCTTGTGCATGGCAGTCCCACGTGTTTGTGATTTATCCACGATCCGCGTTGCTTCGGCCTCGCCTACTCGTTCACGCCACCTTTGTAACGATTCGCGCTTCTCGGCTGGCTGTGTCTGGTCCAGGATAGTGGTCACCGATGGCAGTTTCTCTTTTTCAAACACATAGTGTCGAAGACCATTGACCTTTTCACGTTGAGTCTTTGGGTATCTAAAACTATTATTTTTTTTCATACCCGTAGCCTTCTTTTCTATTTTTATATAACTTACTCCAGGACCAAGAATTAATGGAACCTGAGTAGTGATATATTTTTTCTAACATGTATTTAATTATTTTTCTCACTTGTAATTATCCATCTAAACATTGCAGTAGTAGGATCATAGCTATCAAACTTTGCGCTACAGCCTGTTAACCATAATATAACTAACGCATAAATTATTATATATCCCATGTTCTTCATTTTATATTCCTTATTACGTAATATATTATTATTAGACCTATCATCAGACAGACCATGTTATAACCAAACATTCCCATTCCGTATGCAGCGGTCAAAATATTATCGCTCCCAAAATAAAACCACACACACCCCATATTATTTCATCGTGATAATACAAAGCCCATGTTTTAAATTTTTCTATGTATTTTTTCATTCTAAATTCATCATCCTTTTATATTCTAATAGATTGACTACTTTGTCATTCATTACTACCCCGTCATAGTGATCTATTACTTGTTGTATTTTAGGTAGTTTAGTATGGGCGTGAGGCCACAGAATACAACACACGTAGAACGCGTCTCTAAAAGTACAACGCCATTTCCACTGCATTAAATATTTTGTACCATCTTTACGTAAACCTTTTCTAGGTTTCTTTACGACAGTGCCCACCCCTAAAATTTTATGTATCCAGTGTATTACGGATTGATCTGTCATGGTTACTTCCATACTAATTCGCATTGAGTTTGAATATCTAAACCCAGGGCCTTTATGTTTCTTTTTCTTTTCTTGTCTTCTCGCATAATAAATACTTCCTTCACCATCAAAGAGTCCAGCGATATAAGCTGCGTGTTCAACAGTTATCGTCATAGAGCACCCGTTCTTTACCATCGTAGTCGTAGTAG